ATTAATTTGTGTGCCTGATGCAGCAACACTTGTAAATCCAGCAAAAAAAGCATTTGCAGTTACGTTTTGATTTGCATCACGCAAAACCACGCTGCTTGCACCGCTTGAAGTTGTAACGCCTGTACCGCCATTCGCAACATTTAACGTACCAGCTAAAGTAACTGCGCCAGTTGTAGCCGTTGAAGGTGTAAAACCTGTAGTTCCCGCACTAAACGACGATACAGTCGTTGGAATAGCCGCCCAACTTGCTGTCGTTCCATTGCTTGTCAGAACATAACCGTTTGTGCCAATTCCTAATCGTGTTGCGCTATTTGCACCATTACCAAGAATTAAATCACCAGCTGTAGTAATTGGTGACAACGCATTAAATGCAGCCGTCGCCGTAGTCTGACCTGTGCCACCGTTAGCAATAGGCAAAGTGCCTGTTACGCCAGTAGTTAAAGGCAATCCTGTAGCGTTTGTAAGCGCACCAGAGCTAGGAGTACCCAAAGCACCACCGTTGACTACAAATGCCCCTGCTGTGCCTGTATTGACCGCTAAAGCCGTTGCTACGCCAGTACCTAAACCAGTAATTGATCCAACCGCAGGAGTAATTGTCGTGTTAGATGCGCTAGTAAGCTGGCCCTGCGCGTTTACTGTGAACGTGCCTACTTGAGTTGCAGAGCCGTAATTTGTAGCAGATACGCCAGTATTTGTAATGCTGAACTGATTTGAAGCTAATGTCAGACCTGTGCCAGCCGTATATACGCTTGCAACACTAAAGTTTGACCAATTTATAGCTGTAGTACCAAGAGTTCCGCCTGGCTGTGCTGACGAATACCATGCCGAGCCAGCTTGACTGCCAGACTCAACGAAAGTAATCGCACCAACGTATTCATCCCATGTATCAGCGTCAACAGCACGACTCCAAGTGCTTGCAGAAGCCGTATAAATACCGTTTTGTGATGCGGTTGATTGATTTTTAACTAAAACACGCTCGCCAGCAGTCAAAGTTATTGTGTCAACCGTCAACAAACCCGACAAACTGGTTAAATTTGCAGTAGTTGCAACGCGAACAGCTTGTTTCCAAGTTAATCCTGTTGCGATAAAGTCAACATAAGCCTTGTTTACTATGTCATTGCTGCCTGTTGGCGTAGCCGATACAGTTCCTGACGTAAAAGCCGCTGTAGAAGGGCTGTAAAGACCAATAGGAGAGCTATCAATCGTGCTATTCGTAATAGTCAACCCAGACTGACTAGGATTGATATTAGGATAAAAGAAACTACCGGCAGGGCCGACCAAAGTCACCAACGAATAAGTAGGCGCAGGATTAAATATTCCTTGAACCGGTACTATATTCGTGGTGCTTTGCGTTGAAACGTCATTAGACATAACAAGTCCTAGCTTTGATCTGCCATCGGAGTAACGTAAATATTACCTGTGTTTGCACCGCTAGAAATAGCCGTAATCGAAAACGAGTTAGGCGGCACAGCTACAACCATTGGCGCAGTCATTGAAACACCCAGAACTATGCTATTCGTTGTTCCTGAACTTGGCAAAGTAGCCGCAGGAGCAGACGTAGGAGTAATCGTCACACCAACAGGAAAGTTGTTTGTATTTAACAAACCTGCATAGTTGATCTGATCTCTACCAATAGGCGTAACAGTTAAAGCCGTGGACGATGCAGAAGTCACGGCAATAACTGTAGTCGGGCCATTTACACGGAAAACCGAAGTATTAGCCATTCTTTACCCCTTAAACTGCGTTTACTGGCAGCGGATAATTTTCTGGACGAACAATTTGGAACTCATAAATGCCCGATGCAGGAGTTGCTGCAGTACCAGTAACATTGCCAAATTGAATTGTCAAAACATTAGCAGTTGTGCAATCAGCTTCAGCAATAAAAATACCTGTTGTTTGGTTTGCAATATAACCTTGAGACATAATAATGTCGGTTGTTTGCAAGCCTGGCAATGGGAATGTTTGTATTGCTGTTGTGTTTGCTGAAACAATGGCTGGAGTTAAAGAAGGGCCAATGTAAAAAGTTTCGTGCGCATTACCGCGAGCGATCGTAGTGCTGGACATGATTAAATCCTTTCAAAAATTTTACTAATTATAGGCTTTCATGCGAAAAAAGCCACCCCTTGTGAGGATGGCTTATTCCGTTTTTAGCCAATTAATAATTAGCTGTAAGTAGCAAAGTCATAGCCGTAAATGTACACGTCCATTGTTGCAGCAGCACCTTGTGCTGTACCAACGTTGATGTACAGATATTGGCCTGTGTTGATAGCTGTAGAAGCAACTGTACGCTGGCTAACAACTGTCGAACCTGTTAAGGCTGACAGAGCTGCGTTAGAAACAATCGCTGTACCACCAGCTGCAGGTGCTGTAAACACACCAGCGGCAGCAGTAGTTAAGCTAGTTGAAGCATTAGTAAACACTACGTTAGCAACCGACCAGTTTGCTGAGTTAGCAATATTTAATACTGCTACGTCGCCTGTTGCGTTTACGTTTACACCGGTAGCCACAGCCAACAGACGAACTGCCTGATTCGACAATACATTCTGTGGGTGGATCGTTACGGTACTTGCTGGGCCTGGATTCGCCATAATATATATCTCCTAAATTAAGCTGCAACGCGGCAAGCGAGTTCTTGGTACAACGGAGCCCAGCCATACAGCACGTCCAAACGAGTCGGGATCGAGTCGTTGTTGATGGTGTATTGACGGACAACGCGCATTGACAGACCGATTTCCTTGTCGCTTGCACGACCAGCAAAGTGAACGCCTTCTGGCAACTCAAGATCAGCAACTGCAAGCGTGAACGCGTTGCGGTGCATGATAATGTTTTGCGGAGAAACTGTACCTGTGCTGTTGAACTGAGTAATTGCAGCAGTCGATGAAGTTGTTGGGATCGATACGTTCTGGAACTGACCTGAAGTGATGATAGCAGGAGAAACAGTTACCGAAACCGACGAACCGGAAGCAATAGCGGCAGTCGACTTAACTACGAATGAACGCAATTTGTTCGAGCCGTACGCTTGACGGTTTTGTGGGTTGACTGCATACACACCAGCAATCGTGAATGTATCGCCAGCGTTCAGATTCAGCGTACCAGTATTAGCAGCAGTGATTGTGATAGTTGACGATGATGCCCAACCGCTAGTCAAGAAGCCAGTTGCTGTCGTTGTGTTGACCGAACCCGTAACGGTAGTTGTGCTATTAGAACCAAATGTCTGACTGACAATATTTTGGTCCATACGCCAATTCATTCCACCGCTGTCGCGACCCATAAGTCCTTTCCTATACTGAGCAGTAATCGCCTCAGTAGGAACAAACAGACCCTTCAAGCTGTCAACGATAGTTGCAGATGTAAATGGCTCAACGATACATGAACGACGACCATCGCGTGGTGCGCCTTCAGAATCAAGGTAAGCTTGACCTGTCAAATATGTGATCAAACCAGTTGGTGGCACGCCGGCTGTGCCAACAATGTTAGCTGTCTGAGCAGTAGCCATAACCAAACCATCGCGGTCAATCTTGTTGGCGATAGCTGCAACAGCAGGCTTTAGAACGCGATCAGAGAACATATCCAAAGATAGTGCTAAATCGCCCGTTGTAAATTGGGTATCCACATGGAACTGCGTGCCCAAAGTAACAGGAACCGAAGTCTCGTTGAAATCTTCAATGTTCAAAGCCGGACCTGTCGTGCCTAGGAAGCGTCCAGGACGTCTTACATTCACGGTGTTACCTATCTTTGCACCAATGACAGCGAATTGATCGTCGTAGTTACGATCCACCTCAGCCGTAAATGTGAGCTCATTTTCTAAAACCATGAGAGCTTCATTGGTAATTTTGCTAATAGTCAATAAATTATTGGCCACGATAAACTCCTAAAAATAAAATTAATTAGCTACCGAATCTTTCCCGACTTACGCATTTCTTTCCATTGCTGGATAGTGCCGGTAAATTCGCCTTTATCATTGATCGGCGTATCTATCGAACCAGAAGTGCCTTTGATCGGGTTGATCGGTGGCGGTGCTTTACTCTTTCTTACCGCAACAGCTTTTTCCTCAGACGGAGTGTATTTCGACTCCAACTTGCCCAACTCTTTCAAAGCTTGAGGCAGCGGCATCCCAGCAAACTTCTTA